ATCCAATCGCATCGCCAAGGGCTTTCTGGCTCTCGTAGCCTGATCGGGCTGCATTGGAGAGGATCAAGGCTCTCGCATCCTTATGTGCTATAATTCCCATGTAACATCCTTTCTGCCGCCTATGGGGTCGTGTCCCTGGGCGGCTTTTGTGCGTCTCAAAGTGTCTAATTAAGACACCTTTTTGGTAAAAAAAATGTCATCAACTTCGTCCGGCGTGAGCTGGTAATGGTCCTTGATCTTTGCGATCTCACTCTGTGTAAATTCCCCAAGAGTCCCTTCCAGCTTACGATA